GTTTAACGTCGCTGTGCCGACGGGCCCCGCCAAGGCGGGGCTGGTTGTGTTTAACGTCGTCAACCACGACTGAGTTCTCACGGATGAGAAAGCTAAACAAACTTGCGAGTCACAAAACACTCTGCAAGTCTTGTGAAGCATTCCCAAAACCGCTTAGCTCAAAGTCTTCTCCTGCCATTGAGAAGACATTAACCTCCACGAAAGGTGCTACACTATCGGGGGGGTTGAGAGGATTGATAACTCGGACAGACATATATCCGAGACAACAATCACTCTCTTCGGAACGTGTCGAATTTGGGACACGTTTCCAAGGAGTCGAACTACGCCACGGAAAAGTAACCGTGATATCGTTATGTCCAACTCCTATGTCGTGTATAATTGTATACTGAGAAAGCGCATCCTCATCCGGCACACTGTCCAATGGCATGGAGTAGTGTGCACAAAAAGCTACACGACACGTGTGAAACGCCGTTGCGACAAACTCAAACCGAAATTTGAGACTGCCCTTCCAGAAATAAAACGGCGCGGACACGTAGCCCAACAAGTCGGGCTGGAAAATTTCTCCTTCTACGGCGGAGAAAAGCTCAGGTAACGGGCAGAGTCTCCGCGAGTAAATCTGCTCGTTAGCTAAGCTATTCGCTCTGATAGCGAATGTGCCAATGAAACACGGTTTGTCCTTCAGGAAACCGAAGTCCATCTCGTCAACCATAGTGCCTGCCACACTATTAGCTAAACCGACTACTGTCGAACTGTCCAAGGACAAATTCTCTGCGTACTCAACATTGCTGGCGTTGCATAACATCGGATAATCAGCTGTTCGCACTGGTGTATAATTGAGGCCCAAATTAGGCTTGTCGTTCTTCGTGAACTGAGCTTTGGCCTCAAAATTATCACCAGTACTACTAGCATCTATCGTACTGTCAACAACCTTGCGAATGTTGATATTGGTGACCTTAGAGTTAAGGCCTCCCTGCGGGACAATAGTCGTAAGCGTGGGGTTGACGACGCTGAACTGCGAGTTCTCAAATCTGCTAAAAAGAGTGTAGACCAAACCTGACGAGAGAGAATCACCAACAAACAATGGATTCTTAACTATAAATAGCAGCGTTCCAAGACTAGACGAAGAACCTCTCTCAAATGTGTTCACATGCGTATACTGGCTAAAGTAAGGAATGACAAAGTCTATCGTCTTCGAACTGTTAGCGTCTACATTCACATATGGAACCATCGACTGGTTGGTCCCTGAGGCAGCAAACCTCTCAATAGCCTCTGCTTTAGGCAACAAAGGCACAAACAGTACGACAAAACGACCACTATTGAACTGTGTGGTCTGTAGATGGATACTGAGAACACTGTCTCCTCGCCAGAAAACATTGCGCTTGAACGCCTGCGTCGTTAGCCGGTTCCTCATCAGTTCAAGTGGCACATCTAACGCAAGCATAACGGCTCCGGGGGCGTCGTTTGTAGACCATTTGTATTCACCGAGGAACTGCTGTCTTTCAACCGCCTGAATGTCACTCATCGACGCCTCGCCAATACTCAATGTCCCAGAAAAAGTCTCAGACGCGCCTTTGGAGACCTCTGCCGTTGAGGAAAATACTATCCCATCACCAGCCTGCGGAATAATTTCATCAACCTCAGCGAAATACTTATTGAACGACCATTCCCTAGCAGCGCGGCCCTCTACGACAACTGCGGCTTTATTACTGACCTTCAACGCCGCATCTGTGAGACAAGACACCACAAGCGATGAACTAGGAACAATTCCCAACCATGTCTTATAGTTCTCATCATCATCATTTTCTCGCACCGAAAAGTACGTTCGTGCCAAAACTTGGCCGGTACCAGTCGTAATGACTTCGCCTATGGGTCGCGCTCCGAAAGTCTCGAGCTGTCCGTCAGCAATTGGTTCTGGGTCGATCCTCACGCTATTAAATATGGTCCTCCAATTGTCGATAAACACATTCGCCACATGTGTGCTTTCAACGTACCTCCTCGGCTGACTGAGACCTATCGACAAACCACACTGGACAAGCTGGAAATTAGAAAGATACCGAGACTCTATCACCAGCCAGTCTATTGGAGAAGCGTTAGTTCGCGGGCTGATGTCTACCACAGGAATATTGGAAAGCTGATTCTGTGACATAGTCAAGGTCACAATACCGGGGACCATTCTAATCAGATTCGGCACATAAAAAGGCAATCCTTCATGGGCGCGGGCGAACCCAGTCACACTAAGTCTAGGCACAAAACAGTGCCTGAACAGCCTGAAGCCATCTCCTGCGGCTTCATATACAGCACCTTTACCACTAGCTCTAGTGATAGTGAAGCCCACAGCTCCAAAACTGTATCTAAGATCGTCTATCTGAGCTTTGGTTCTTGGCACTATAAGAAATGGAAAGATACTCACATAAGGAACCTGGACTTCAAGAACTTTTCCTCCAACAGCCACGGGCCCAAAATTGGTCCCAGTTCCTGCAAGAGCTCCCATGGTGTTCTTCTGGACGATTAAATCAGCACTGAAATAACCAATAGAACTAACTCCATCTCGATGGTCCTCACAAATAGTCTTATACCTTAAACTTCCAAAGTAGCACAGGTACATCTTACCAAAATATTCAAGAGGCGTCTGGCAAATTACACCTGTAGAGCGAGGCAAAAGACTCTCAGCGACATTCCTCGTAACGTTCTGATCATCACCAGCAGGAACGTCTACCACGGCAGTAAATTTCTTTAGTGTGTCTGATACCGTGTTAGCTTTATTCCTAAGCCCTCCGTAATCAGACACTGGCACGCTAGCAGCTCCAGCTGCAACATGCATTACTGGAGCGGAAGCATCAACCGGAGCGCCTGTCTCATCTGTCATCTGTGTCTCTATCAGAGGATCAAACAGCCTTAGAGTTCCGAACTCACACACAAAGATACGATTTGTCCATTCGAACACCAGATCTTCAAAATTCAACAGGTTGAAACTATAACCATGCTCAACGGCGACTTTCAACAATCTCTGATGCCAGAGCTGGAAAACTTCCTTGCCAGACCCGAAGACTCTCCGCAAGGTGTCTTCGGTTAGGCAGCGCGCGTGTTCGAGGGGACTCATAGTATTCACCCTGAAAGACAAACTCTGCACAACAGCCTGCTCATTGGCTTTAGGGTAATACCTAATCCCTGGAATGAAATGGCAGTCTTCATTGGTTCTAGCTTTCAAAAAGGTACAGTCAACTATTTTCTTCATAGCGAACTCCTTATCTTTATCGCCCGAAGTAAACACAATGTCGTACTGTTCGAACAACCGAGCAATAGCAGGACCATTGAACCACTCTCTGACCTCTGAATGGACAGCTGTTCTACCATCATCCCCAAACGCATCATGAGCGACGTATCTTTTGAAACAGTTAATGCTACTGATATCTGGCCGCTGCCGTTTCATCAAACTCACATAAGCAAACCTAATCATCATTACGTTAATCAGCGTATTGATAACTGTCGTGAGCACTGAACCAGACTTATTCGAACCGGACGTACCGAACAGGCTATTCCCAATCCTTACAACAGCAGTAGCACTCTCTTCAAGAAGGCGCATCCTCACCTTGTTGTCCAAGACACAGTTCTCACCGTACCAAGCATTTATCACTTTTCCGACTCTCCGATGCATGGCCACTGTTCCTAGCATCTCGAATTGAGTGTAATCTCCGTCAAATCCGACATCGCTCACGGCCAGAAGACGTTTGACGCGCAAATCCCAGTCAGATGAATTAACATTCATCCCAACACAAGATTCTAGTTCGTACCTCTCGATGTGAAACATACTGAGAAAAGCACCGAAATACCTCCTGAAAACCATTGTCATGTGCATCGGACTGGCACAAACGACTCTCGTATGAGCTGTTTCTATCCTAGTCTGGCTCCTGACTTCATCCTTAGGAAACATAGACCAAATTGCATTGGTCCTGAAGCCCTGCTCAACGTCCTTACAGGCTAAAGAGACTTCCTCAAGGAGTTCGGGGTTCGTAACCACTCGATCTCTATTGAAACTCGTCGAAAAATGAGCTCCTTTCTTAGAGCCCAAACCTTTGTAAGCCCATGGGTAACCACTGCTCGTCGACATACACATAGTTCCTAATCCAGGAAACCTTTCGGAACTATTAATCACCTCGGGAATCGTGAGCAAGTCTCGCACTCCTTTGCGAAACTTATAGTCTTCGACTACAGAGTCTACGGCATACTCGAGATCAGGATCAATTATCTCTTTAACGCCCTTAGACTGACGTAGAAGCCCGCTATAGACAATCGAATGGGTCGTATGACCAGGATTAGTTGGATGATCTGGTCCGAGAACAGCTGGGAACTTAGTTGGCGCACACCAAGCTTCGGAGCGAAAAACAGACTCGACCAATCTGGATTTCATTGGAGCCGTAACAGGCGCATCAACTTTCCCTATACTTACTAGGGCTCCGTTCTCGCCTAGAAAGACATAGTCGTCGCTGACGGCGTTAGTTATGGCCTGAGGCTCCACTTCAACTTGACCAAGAAGTTTTCCCACGCATTCCCGGGTCAGAAGCGCCGCAGCCCCGTGTTGGTCAAAGCCCGTACTAGACATATAAACATGGAAGCCCAGGATTCCTTGCACACTCGGTGTCATCAACACACGACCGCAGTCCCCAGAAATCTGAGGTTGATATTTGTACTTGCTGGTAACAAATAAACTTTGATTCCCTTTAGCGGTATAGGAAGTCTTTTCGAGCGACAAACGTCCCACTCCAGCTTTATTGACATTAGCCGTACCAACCAATTCCGCTTCCTGGATCAGCTCGTACTTGCGTCTAATTGTCTCTTCAGGCAGAAAATAACTATCAATAGCTCGAACTGTAGTAGCCATCTCGACATCTAAACAGCACATATCATGTGTGTAGCCATCTTCCTTAGCAAGAGTCCGCAAATTGGCTTTGGAAACACATATATCTTTGGTTTCCCCGGCTCTGACAACTCGAATCTGAGCACTCCCGATGCCAGTTTCCATTTCCTTAGCGACAAAGTGATATGGCATTAGCAATTTGCCATTCTTCACAAATATCCCGAAGCCTATCTTCCTTCCGTTGAGATAAATGTCAGCCATATTCTTGGCAACCTTCGCTTGAATAATTCCGTACTGAGCCATCCTCTTGTCGAATTTTTCATCGTCGGACTGAACCCTAATTCTAACACGGCGTCCGGGACCAAGTTCCTTGGGCCTAGCCGTGACCTCATCATGGCCATAATCATGCCAGTCGTAAATCCTCGACTCGTCCTCGTCTCTGTCACGTTGTTTGTCGTAATTACTCTGGCTGTCTACGATAGTTTCTACGACGGGAACAACGGACTCAACAACCTCAGATTTAGCCACAGGTTCTTCTGTCTTACCAAACAAATTGGTAACAAACTTAATTGCCGTCAAAGCAATTTTAAACCCTGCAGCAACAGCGATAACAGTGCTAAGTACTGACAACACTGCCGACAAAACGGGATGGTTCCGACTAAAAGCATCAGACACCAACTGGTTCAAAACCCCGGAGGGGAACAGAGCTTCCTGCCGTCTCAGCGCCGTAGCCATGTTTTCTTTGGCCGTGAAACCCATATACTCCTCGATAAGTTTCCTCGACTTCTCACAGCAGTAGTCACCTAACACTGATTCAGGATCACAGTTGCAGATTTTTTCAGAGACTCTCTTACTAAGCGAACGGAGATACATACACTTCGGGGCCTCGCACTTCTCTTCGCTACAGTCCAATCTTCCACAACTACCACCGGTCTCTATTATAGCAGACGAAGGTTCTCTGAGAGTCTCACAAATACTGCTCATAAAACCGCCACCGGTTTCATCGGCTTTCAGATTCATCAAACTCATAGGAAGAATCTTAGGACAATCCTCATCTTCCTTTGCTTGGACCCTAATAATCGTAGGATCCTTCCATGTTTTAGCTTCATCACATGGAAATAGAGGATCGGAAGCTCCTTTCCTCGCGATACAGTCCTTGTGCAGGTCTTCAACAGCACCTTTATAAACCAAAGCGTTTACAAGATACTGGGCACGCAAAAAGGCGATCATAGACCGATAATCGTAACTTTTCACATGGCCATCTTCATCAGAAATCTGGAAGTCTAGGTGTTGAAAATCGCCTCCAGAACCCAACAGCTTGTCTGAATCTAGCTTTCCGTTCTTCTTCTGATAAGCTCGCTTCAAAATCACTTGAATAGGGATAATACGGCGAGCAAAAGCTTCCTTGTCGACCGCAGACTTGAACTGAGTTCTAGGATCCTTGTTGGTCGACATAGCAACAAAAGTACTACGAAAAAAACGGCCTTTCGCCTCAATGTTAGCCATATTGAGAATCATCGGGTTAACACTAACCATCTGCAAAACCTCAAGGCACTCATCAAAAGCGCTCATATTCCCGAACTCTTCGATAAGAACTCCGTTCTGGTTTGTATAGCCATCCCAGTAACGACCTCCGGCAGACCTTGAGTATATCGTAGTGTCCCCATTGTCTCGCAGTACATCGGCAAACACCCTCGTCATCGCATGGGATTTACCGATTCCAGCTTTTCCAAAAAAATAGGCACAAACAGGAACTTGCCGGATAGAGGCCAACCCTCTGAACACAAGAGACTCCTGATACAAATACTCGAACTCGGACTTAATCTTAGTGAATACGTCCCGGGTTTTATCAGTACTCGAAACGAGCGTTGCCTCCATAGCGTTAGCCTTCTTCATAGTAAGAATAACGTCTTCCACGAAATCCAAACCAAGGACGGTGTTACCATTAGCGGCGTAGGTCTGTCTGAGCCTCATCATATCCAGGACGATAGCATAACATGCCTCTTTCTCTAAAGCGTTGAACCCAGTTATCTCATAAACAATCCCTTGAACAGCCGCCGGGAAATGTTTGAGCATGTATTTCATGAAACCAATACCATGCTTCCCTGCTGAAACTAGAG